TTAAAAAATGAAAATGCAATTTCCAGATCAATTCGTAATTTAATACTGACTAAATTAGGTGACAAACCATTTCAACCTGATTTGGGATCTGAAGTATATGAATCATTATTTGAAACATTAGATCAGATCACTGCATCATCAATACAACAACAAATTGAAAATACTATTATTAAGTATGAACCTAGGATAGATTTAAAGGATGTTCTTGTTAAAGCAAACATTCCTAATAATGCATTTGACGTTTTAATTAACTATGAAATTATTGGTATTGAAGCATCCAGACAACAAATAACATTCGCATTAGAGCTCACTAGGTAAATGCCTTTAGTAAATTTCAGTAATCTAGATTTTAATCAGATCAAAACATCCTTAAAGGATTACCTTCGTGCGAATTCAAACTTCACTGATTATGATTTTGAAGGTTCTAACTTATCCTCAATTATTGATCTGTTAGCATATAACACATATATTAATTCATATAATGCCAATATGGTGACCAATGAGGTCTTCATTGATAGTGCAACATTAAGAGAAAATGTTATATCACTAGCAAAAAATATTGGTTATACACCAAGACCAAGAAGATCAGCAAAGGCACTAGTCTCATTTGCTATTGATGTCAGTGACACAACAACTGTTGCTGTTACCTTAAAGAAAGGTATTGTTGCTACAACATCTGCAACCTTTGGTGGTTCTAACTTCACTTTCTCAATACCTGAAGACATTACTGTTGGTGTTGATGAAAATGGATTAGCAATCTTTGATTCCATCACAATATATGAAGGTGTTTATATTCAACAAGAGTTTTCTGTAAACTCCAGAACACCTAATCAAAAGTATATACTTACAAATAGTGGTATTGATACTAATTTAATTAGAGTAAATGTCAAGGACTCAAATAATTCCACTATTGTAAGAAAGTATTCACAATCTAAAGGATTGTTTGATGTAAAAAGTGATTCACCTGTATATTACTTACAGGAAGTGGAGAATGAAAGATATGAAATCTTATTTGGTGATGGTATTTTTGGATTACCAGTACAAGAACCAAATGTAGTACAGGTTGGATATATTGTATCAAATGGAGAAAATGGTAATAATCTATCAAGACTATCCTATGCTGGTCAGTTAGTTAATAATAATGGTGCATCATTGACATCCAATATTACATCAATGGTTGTTGATCAACAAAGTTATGGTGGCGCACAGATTGAAAGTGTAGATTCTATTAAAAAGTATGCACCACAAATTTATGCCTCTCAGAATCGTGCTGTTACAACAGTAGATTATGAAGCAATGATTCCAAAGATCTATCCTGAAGCAGAGTCAGTTTCTGCTTTTGGTGGTGAAGATCTAACACCACCTAAGTATGGAAGAGTATTAGTTGCTGTTAAACCTATCAATGGTGTATATCTCTCAAGCACTATAAAAACAGACATTCAAAGACAACTTAAAAAGTATTCAGTTGCTGGTATTGTTCCAGAGATTGTTGACTTGAAGTATCTTTTTGTTGAGACTAATTCTTATGTTTACTATAATGAGAATAAAGCACCAAGTTCAACAACTGTTATTGGTGTTTGTAGAAATAATATCAATGCATATGCAGAATCATCAGAATTGAATCAGTTTGGTGCAAGATTTAAGTATAGTAAATATCAAAATGTTTTAGATAATAGTCATACATCTGTCACCTCTAATATTACAACAGTTAATATGCGTAGAGATCTGCAAGTTGTATTAAATGCATTTGCAGAATATGAAATTTGTTTTGGTAACAGATTCTATATTAATAACCATGGTCATGGAACACATGGTGGTGAAATTGGTTTTAACATCAAATCAACTGGTTTTAAAGTATCTGGTATTTCTGATACATTATATCTTGGTGATAGTCCAAATCAAGATTTGAAGACTGGTACTGTGTTTATGTTTAAACTGAACTCTGATACAGAGTATGTAATTGTAAAACAGAATGTTGGCACAATTGATTATGTCAAGGGTGAAATTATGTTGTCACCAATTAATATCATTTCTACCGTAGTAAATAGAGGTGAGTCACTCATTGAAATCTCTGCTACTCCTTACTCAAATGATGTAATTGGTAAGCAAGATCTTTATCTTCAACTTGATACTTCTAATGTGCTTATTAATGCTGTAACAGATGAAATTGCATCTGGTGATGATGTTTCTGGAAGCAATTACATTGTATCTTCTTCTTACTCAAATGGAAAACTAGTAAGAGGAAAGGAGATCTTAGCAACTTCTCCTACAGTCAGAACAACAACAGCAGAACTAACACAGCAACAGACAGTTACACAGTCAACTCAATCAGTTACTGTAACAACTGGAATGGATGGTTCAACAACATCAACAACAAATACATATTCTTACTAAGAAATGGCGGTAGATAGAGTACAAATTCAGGATGTATTATCATCCCAGATCCCTTCCTATGTACAGGATGATTTTCCTTTACTTGTAAATTTCTTAGAAGAATATTATGTTTCTCAAGAAACACAAGGTGGTGTTCTTGACTTGATTGAAAATCTTGATAAGTATGTCAAAGTTGATGAACTTACCAACTTAAGGACAGAAGCATTATTGTTGAGTGATATCAATACCAATGCAACATCAATTGCTTTGTCTGCAGATACTAATTTTACATACGGATTTCCTGAAAATAATGGTCTGATTCAAATTGATGATGAAATTATTAAGTACAGAACTAAGACTGCAACCACCTTAGAGGGGTGTGTAAGGGGTTTCAGTGGGGTTACACAGTATATTGATACCATTGTATCAGATAAGCAGACATTTACAACATCTGTAGCAGCATCACATGAAGCAAATTCTACAGTTAAGAATTTAAGCATTCTTTTCTTGCAAGAATTTTTTACAAAATTAAAGACTCAGGTTACTCCTGGATTTGAAAATAGAAGTCTTGCAGATAATTTAAATCAAAAAACTTTCTTAGTTGGTGCTGATAGTTTCTACAAATCAAAAGGAACTGATGAATCATTTAAGATTCTTTTTAAAGCAGTCTTTGGTGTTGATGTAGATATTATCAAACCAAATGATCAGTTAATTAGAGCATCTGATGCAAACTATGTTGTAAGTCAAGATTATGTTGTTGAAAGGTATATGGGTGATCCCATTGATCTTAAGAACAGAACAATATATCAAAAATCTACAAATGCAAGAGGGACTGTAACAAAAGTTGAAAAACTTAATGTAGATGGTGATTTTTATCAAATATCAATTGATACTGGATATCAACGTGATATTGATGTTAATGGAACAATTTATGGTAAGTTTGAACCTAACTCAAAAACAAGACTTCTTAATGATGTAAGCATTGGTTCAACAATAATTGATGTTGATTCAACTGTAGATTTTCCAAAGTCAGGTTCTCTTGCTATTAATGATACTGATGGTGATTTAAATTTAATTAACTACACAGATAAAAATCTTACACAGTTTGTTGGTCTAACAACGACAACTAGTGCTTTTTCAAAAGGTATTGATGTAAGAGAGAATGATTATTCATATTCAACTATTAGTGCAGGAAGTCAAATTAGAGTAAGAATTCTTTCTACTCTAAAAAATATTGAATATAATGAAAAAAACTTTGGATTCAGTGTTGGTGACAGAATTAGTCTTAAGACAATTGGTGTTGAAGATAATACATTTAGATCAGATTGGTTTTATAATGTAAAATCAAGATTGGATATAAAATCATTAACAGTTATAAATCCAAGTAGCAACATTTATCAAATTGAATTTTTTGAAGATCATGATCTATATGTTGGTTACAATATTGAAATTACTGACAAAACTCTTAATTTTACAAAGTTTGGAGAAATTACATCTGTAGACTCTAAGAGAATTTTGTTTGTTAAGTTGTCATCATTTATTCCAACAAATACATTATCAAATACATTTACATTAGAAAATCAATTATTAAAAGGTGATTCATCTGAACTGCCAATTGCTAATTTTAATTCAAACATTCTTAATGTTTACTATAAAAATGGTCAAAAATATTTAATAGCATCAAATAGTATTCCAAACTATGAAGATGAAATCAGATGTGATGATAAGACTTTTACATTTACTGGTAGTGCAACTTATGATATTCTGAGATTATCAACAAATTTAGACCATGGTCTTTATACTGGTGATGCTGTTTACTACAATCAGAAAACTATCATTACAACTACAATAAGTGATGGTATTGAGTTTGTTGATACATCTGTAAGTAAATTTTCAAATATAGATGAAGGTGTTTACTTTATAAAGAGAGAGGACGCTTTTAGTATAAAGTTGGCAAAGAGTAAAGCAGATCTACAAAATAATAAGTTTATCATTCCTTTAGGATCTGTAACTGATAATAAATTTACATATTATCCATTCTATCAAAAACCTCTTGCTTCTCAAAAAATATACAGAGAAATTGCAAAACCAATTCAAGAAGCAGGATCATTTACAACTAAACCTGGGAAAACAGGTGTATTGGTAAATGGTGTAGAAATTGATAATTACAAATCATCTGATGTTATTTTCTATGGAGGAATTAAATCATTTGAAGTTACCAGCAATGGTGAGGACTATGATGTTATTAATCCACCAGTAATTAGTGTTACAGATACATCAGGAACTGGAGCTACTGGAACAGTAACAGTATCTGGTTCTTTATCAGAACTTAGAATTATTAATAATGGATTTGATTTCCTTGAAACACCTGTTGTCAATATTGATGGAG